GCCGCGATCAGCGACAAGTCGTGGGACGGCTCCGCCTCCCGGTTCACCCCCGAGCAGTGGAAGCGGTCCTGCGTCCTCCACCTCGACGACTCCCTGAACAAGTCCTCCCACAAGCTGCCCATCAAGGAGCCCGACGGCGCCCTGTCCCGCGCCGGTGTCCACGCCGCCGCAGGCCGGGTCAACCAGGTCGACGCCCCGTCCGACAAGGTGGCCGCTGCCCGCCGTGCCCTGCGCTCGGCGTACTCCACGCTCGGCGAGGACCCGCCCGAGGGCCTGGCCTTCGAGAACACCGTGGTCCTCTCCATCGAGGAGCTGACCGACGTCCCCGAGGACTCCGTCTGCCTCCACGACGACTGCACCAACCCGCCCACCAAGGTGGTCTCCACCGACGACCCCGACTGGTTCGCTCTGTTCTGCGACGAGCACGCCGCCGAGCACGAGGACCAGTCGCTGGACTGGGCGGCAGACCTGGTCACCGCAGGACGCGGCCCCGGCTGGATCACCAACCCGGTCGACACCAAGCGCATCCACGACTACTGGACCGTCCCCGGCCAGCCCGGCTACGAGAAGGTCGGCTGGGGCACCGACGGCGACTTCAACCGCTGCCGGGTCGAGGTTGGCCAGGAGATCGGGGAGAACTCCCCGGAGAAGCTCCGGTTCATCAACCAGATCTGCGCCCAGTGGCACCACGACGCCACTGGCTTCTGGCCTGGTGACGCACCGGCCGAGCGTGGCCACGCGCTGGCGGCCCCCGAAGGCGAGCAGGCTCCGGCGATCAGCCTGGTCGCCTCCGCCGACACCGTCACCCCGCCTGCGGAGTGGTTCCGCGACCCCGGCCTCACCGAGCCGACCCCGATCACGATCACCGAGGACGGGCACATCTTCGGTCACGTCGCCGACTTCTCGGTCTGCCACATGTCCTTCACCGAGCCCGGCCAGTGCATCCAGGTCCACCCTTCCACCAACGGCTACGCCTACTACCGGATGGGTGAGGTGGTCACCGACGAGGGTCCGGTCGCCACCGGTGTGGTCACCCTGGCCACCAAGCACGCAGGGCGGCGGCTCGGCCTCCGCGCCGCCCTCTCCCACTACGACGACACCGGCAACGCGGTCGCCGACGTGGTGTGCGGCGACGACGACATCGGCGTGTGGATCAACGGCTGGGTCCGTCCCTGGATCAGCGACGAGAAGAAGTACGAGCTCCGCGCCCACCCGCCCAGCGGCGACTGGCGGCGCAACCCGAACACCGGCGAGATGGACATGATCGGGGTGCTCAGCGTCAACGCTCCCGGACTCCCGGTCCGCCGGGTCGGGATCGACAACGGCGTCCAGGTGTCCCTGGTCGCCAGCCTCACTACGTCCGAGGTCGACTCCGACTCTCCGATCACCGAGCTGGCCGAGGCTGTCGCCGCCGCCATCGAGGACCGTGAGGAGCGTCGCCGGACGATCGAGGAACTGGCCCACGTCTTCGAGGAGGTCTGATGGGTTGCGGATGCGGTCAGAGCAGCACCACCGAGTACGTGTTCACTGCTCCCAACGGCCAGACCAAGGTGTACTCGAAGGAGATCGAGGCCCAGGTGGCGAAGATCCGCGCCGGCGGCGGCACCATCACCACTCGACAGAAGTGAGGGCCGATGCCCCTGTCAACGGTGCGCCTGCGCCGAGGTACAGCCGCGACCTGGACGGCGCAGAACCCGATCCTGGCGATCGGCGAGCCCGGCTGGGAGACCGACACGCTCAAGGGCAAGGTGGGTGACGGGTCCACCACCTGGAACTCCCTGCCCTACTCGCTCGGCGACTCCGGCGCGATCGTCACAGCCGCCGCCCCGTCCGGCGGCGACGACCTGGCGTACCTCCAGGCTCTGCTCACCCTGCTCGGGGCCGGTGGTGGCGGCACCCTGCAACTGCGGCCCGGCACCTACCTGATCTCCAACCTGATGGAGGTCCCCAACAAGGTGACCCTGCGCGGGGTGAACAGGTCGGCCACGCTGATCAAGGCGGGCACCGGGTTCCCCACCTCCACCGCCCTGATCCGGCTCGGCCCTGCTGCCGGGCTGTCGTTCGCGTCCCGCCTCGAGCGGATGTCCCTGGACTGCAACAACGTGACCGGCTCGGTGGGCGTCTACTCGTTCCAGGGTCAGGAGATGTGCGGCCTGATGCTGGTGGCCATCTCCAACTTCAAGGCCACCGGCATCCACTTCGACACCGGTGCGGCCAACTTCACCATCGACAACGTCGAGGTCTACCCGTCGTCGACCGGGGCCACCACCGGGATCCTGCTGCACTGCGCCGGGTCGCAGATCATCAACAAGCCCACCGTCGGCGTGCAGGGGCTCCTCACCGTCGGCATCTCGGTGGCCACCGGCGAGGCCACGATCATCGGCGCCCACATCGAGAACTGCACCGACGGCATCCTGTTCGACAACGCCCGGGGTGTGGTGATCGGCGCGTCCGGCCCGACCGCCGTCGCCAACGTCACGAACCTGATCCGGGGCACCGGCAACACCCGCTACCTGACGATCATCGACGCCACCAAGAACTCCGCCACCAACACCTACAAGGCCGACTTCTTCGGGATCACCGTCACCGACGCCTTCGTCCAGACCGCTGTGGCAGGCAACCTCCAGGTCGCCAGGTTCCAGCACAACGGCGACCAGATCGGCTTCTACGGCACCACCCCGATCGCCAAGGCGGCAGCGATCAGCGCCACCCCCGCCGCCGCACCGGCAGGAGGTACTGGCACTGCGGCTGGAGGGTGGGACACTGCTGCCAACCGGGACGCGGCCATCGCCACCATCAACGGGCTGCGGACCGCGTTCGCCGACATGAAGGCCAGGCTCGTCGCCTACGGCCTGCTGCCCTAGGAGCCACGATGCCGCTGTCGACAGTCCGGTTCCGCCGTGGCACCGCCGCCGAGTGGACCGCAGGGAACCCGATCCTCTCCATCGGGGAGCCGGGGTGGGAGACCGACACCCGGAAGGGCAAGGTCGGGAACGGCTCGTCCACCTGGAACTCGCTGCCGTACAGCCTGGGCGACCTGTCCACCACTCTGATGTGGCAGCCGAGCACGTCGTACACCACCGGCCAGGTCGTGATCCACCCGGACGGCAGCACCATCGTCTCCAACGCCACCCGCACCTCCCGACCCGCGTTCGACGCCACCGAGCTGACCTTCTGGACTCCCGCGATCAGCAAGGCCGGGACGCTGGAGCAGAGCTACCTGTCGACCACCTTCCCGCCCACCTCGTCGCTGACCGTCAACGTGCGCAACCCGGCGTACGGCGCTACCGGCAACGGCACCACCGACGACACCACTGCCATCCAGGCCGCCGTCACCGCAGCGAAGGCCGCCGGACGTACCCTCTACTTCCCGGCCGGCACCTACAAGATGACCTCCAACCTGGTGCTCGACTGGGACTACGCCACCGTCATCGGGGACGGTGCGAACACGGTCCTGAACTTCGTGGGTGCCGGGCTCCTGGTCGACGGCAGCGCAGCCCACCGCTTCCGCACCACGCTGCGCGACCTGCGGATCAACCGCACCGGCACCGCCGGGCCAGCCCTGTACCTCAAGGGTGGCGGCGCAGCCTTCGGGGTGGCGCGGTTCACCATCGACAACATCGACGTGAAGGGGTCGACCGGCGACGGCCTCGAGATCGCCGGGTCGTACATCGGCACCGTCGTCGGCTCCTACTTCCGCGAGTGCACCGGCCGGGGCGTCTACATGCACGTCGACCCGATCCTGGGGACAGCCTTCGTCGCCGCCGTCCTGTTCCATGGCGGTGAGATCCAGTCGAACGCCGGGGGTGGCGTCGAGGTCAACGGCCAGTGTGGGGCCAACTCGTTCTACGGGACCTGCATCGAGGGCAACTCCACGTTCGGGGTGAAGGTCAACGGCGCGTTCAACACCAACTTCTACGGCTGCTACCTGGAGACCAACAGCGGCACCGCTGACTTCATCATCGGCGACACCGCGTCCAACACCGGCGTCATCATCGACGGCTGCTACATCGACAACGGTGCGACCGCGAAGACCAAGGCGGTCGCGCTGACCCGTGGCGTCTCCGTCTCGGTCACCAACAACTCCTTCGTCCGGTACACCACCAACCCGCCGATCTCCGTCACCGAGGCCAGCGCCGGTGCCGTGCAGGGCCGAGCCCAGAACAACACCCACGACGGCGCCGCCACCAACAACGTGATCCTCAACGGCGCGGCCCAGTTCTCCTCGATGGGGATCGTGTACCAGGCGTCGGCGACCCTCGACTTCCCGTCGATCGCGGCCAGTGGTGGCGTGCAGAACCTCACCATCACCGTGCCGGGCGCTGTGCAGGGGGACACGGTCACCGTCTACCCCCTGTCGACCACCTTCCCGCCGAACGGGATCATCCTCACCGGGTCCATCGGCTCGGCCAACACCGTGACCATCCGCGCCACCAACACGACCGTCGCCGCGATCGACCCGGCAGGCGGCGTCGTGGTGGTCGCCGTGCACCACTGGCTCGGCTGAGACACGCCGGGAATCCGAGGGTTCCGTAGTCAGAGGGGTCCTGCGGTTGTAGGGTCTGTCCCAGCATCGTCCGAGTGGTCTTGGAACCCAGTGACCTGGCAGCGCGAAGCGCGCCACCTTTCTTCGAAACGTCACAGGAGACCACGATGGACCTCACCACTCTCAGCCTCGACGAGCTGAACGCGCTGGCCGACGAGAAGCGGACCCGCTTCAACGAGATCAAGGCGCTCAAGACGCCCACCCGCGCAGAGATCGCGGAGGCGCAGAGCCTCGCCGCCGAGTTCCAGGAGATCGAGGAGGCGAAGGCCGCGCTGGAGGGCGCCGAGCCCGCCACCGAGGAGGAGACGGCCGCGCTGGCCGAGCTCTCCCTGGACGCCCCCGAGTCGGAGGGTGACGAGGAGGAGGACCCTGACGAGGAGCCCGAGGTCGAGGCGTCCGCCGAGGAGGCCGAGGAGGAGGGTGAGCCGGAGGTCGAGGCCGCAGTCGAGCCGGAGCCGGAGGCCAAGCCCGCCAAGAAGGTCGCCGCTGCCGTCGCCACCAAGACCCGCGCCAAGGCCACCGTCACGCTCGCCGGCAACCGCCCGGTGGTGCCGCAGACCGAGAAGAACATGGTCACCATCACCGCAGCCGCCGACACCAACTTCGCCACCGGCTCCGAGCTGGACCTGGGCCAGGTCGGCCAGGCCGTGATCCACCGCCTCAAGGGTTTCAGCGAGCCGAACGGTGACGGCGAGACCGAGGACCTGCGCATGTACCCGGTGGCGAACATCGCCGTCGAGTACCCGACCGAGTTCCAGGTCAACCGAGGCATGGACGAGGAGGCCATCGACGGCATCCTCCAGCACGCGATCGACGAGACCCGCCTGGAGGGCAACTCGCTGACCGCCGCCAACGGCTGGTGCGCCCCGTCGGAGACCCTCTACGACCTGTGTGGCGGTGAGGTGGTCGACGGCATCCTCTCGGTGCCCGAGGTCCAGGTGAACCGTGGTGGCTTCAAGCACACCACCGGCATCGACTTCGCCACCATCTTCGCCGGTGTCGGCTTCCTCCAGACGGAGGCCCAGGCGATCGCCGGAACCACGAAGACCTGCTACGAGGTGCCGTGCCCGACGTTCGTCGACGAGCGCCTGGACGCGATCGGCCTCTGCATCAAGGTCCCGATCCTGCTCGAGGTCGGCTACCCGGAGGTGGTCCAGCGGATCATGTCCGGGTCGATGATCGCCCACCAGTACAAGGTGAACGCGAGTGTCATCACCCGCCTGCTCACCATCGCCGGTGCCGCGCTCGACCCGACCCCGGACTTCGCGTCCCTGACCGGCGAGCTGCTCAACACCCTCGACATCCAGGCCGAGATCATCCGGCAGAAGTACCGCCTCGGCGCCACCGCGACCCTGGAGGTCGTGCTGCCGGTGTGGGCCAAGTCGGTGGTCCGCAACGAGCTGGGTCTCCGCAACGGCCGTCCGCCCGAGGCCGTGTCCGACGCCGAGATCATGGCCCACTTCACGGTGCGCCACTTCAACGTCCAGTTCATCTACGGATGGCAGGAGCTGGCCGGGACCGAGCTGACCTGGCCCGCCACCCTGGAGGCGCTGATCTACCCGGCGGGCACGATCGTCAAGGGCGTCTCGAACGTCATCAACCTGTCGGCCGTCTACGACGCCGCCTCGCTGGCCACCAACATCTACACGGGCCTGTTCTTCGAGCAGGGCCTGCTGCTGGCCAAGATGTGCTACGAGGTCCGTCGAGTCACCATCCCGGTCACCGCCGCGTTCACCGGCAAGACCGGCGCCGCCAGCCTGTGAGCCTGACCCTGGGAGCCGGTGACGCCACGGCCTGCTCCCAGGGCACTCTCACCGAAGGAGGTGGCAGATGACGACCAGCAGCCTGGAGGTCGCACCGGGACTGTTCACGTCCCCGGAGCCGGCACCCGTCAAGGGCACGCTGCTCGACGTCGCCTCGACGATCGAGGGACGGTTCTCCAGCCAGGACACCACTGGCATGTTCCCGTCCTACAACTGCATGAGCGTCGACACGCTGGCGGTGCTCCCCTGCCCGCCGAACTTCCTCGGCGCTCCCACCCAGACCGCACCCGCCACCGCCACCACCGGCGGCACCCTGGCTGCGGGCACCTACCGCGCCAAGATCACCGCGATCAACACCCGTGGCGAGACGGTCGCGTCCGGCGAGCAGTCCCAGGTCACCACCGGCTCCACGTCGACGGTGACCTGGAACTGGAACGCGGTCGCCGGGGCCACCGGCTACAAGGTGTACGTCACCAACGGCGCATCGAACTCCGAGACCTTCCTGGTCCAGGTGGGTGCCGTCACCACGTACGTGTGGACCGGCACCCCGGCGTTCAGCGCGGGCAACGTCGCACCGCCCACCAGCAACACCGCCACCGTCCCGGTGATCAAGTCGTTCAACGACG